GAGTGAGGGTCGTCAATAATGAGAAGATCAGCACCCCTACCAGTAATAGCGCCACCAACACCAGCAGCAAAATACTCGCCTCCATGATTAGACTCCCAACGGCCTGCCGCCTTAGAGTCCGCCGCCAGTCCGACGCCTGGAAAAACTTTTTCATATTCGGATGACTCTATCATGTTCTTCGCCTTGCGTCCAAACCTGATTGCAAGTTCACCCGTGTGCGTTGTCTGAATGAGCTTGGCCTTTGGATGGCGGCCCATGAAGAACGCCGGAAAGAGGTGTGACGCAAACTCTGATTTCGTGTGCCTTGGCGGCATGTTGACAATAAGTCTTTTAAGCTCACCATTGGCAATGCGATTCAGCTTTTCAGCGTAGATCTTGTGATGCTTTCCCTCAATGAACTCAGGCCAAACAGTCTTGACAAAAGCAAGAAAATCACCTTGTACCTTTTCACGCTTGTCATCCAAGGCGTTCTTGAGAATCAACTTCAGCGTATTCGTATCTAAGGACTCTAATTTAGAAACATTTTCCATTTTTTAAAAATTTTTTTGAGACTCCAATTATAACGTTTTTATACATGATTGTCACCCTCAGACTTGCCGAAGAAAAAATAAAAGAGTCCCAGTTTCAAAGGGGGGGGATACCCCCAAGACTTTGCGGTTTGCGGACAGTGTAGCGGGCGCGAGCCCTAGCGAGCGCGAGAGCCCGGGCGCCTGCGACAAAATGCCGCGCGACAAAGTGTCGCACCCCTACATCTAGTAGCACACACGAACGCGAACCACTACATCCCGGGCGACTTATCCACAGGATATCCACAGATAATTATGATAAGCTATTGACACAACATCTAGATGTAATCAAGGTCGAGCCACTACATCTTGTGTCAACACATTTATTTGCACTTATCCACAACTTATTTTACCTATTTATATCAATCTATGGTATAAGATAACTAGAAATAAAATAGAAAGGACTACAATGACGAAAAATGAATTCAAGAATTCTGTAAAAGGTTTATTCTCTGTTCGTTGGTTAAAGAACAATGGAGAAGAAGGGTATATTCATAGAGGTATTCTTGGCTTAACTAAAAATGTTGATGGTCAACATAATGAGCATAATGACTATGTACTAGTTTATAAACTAGGCAATGGTTATGGTACTCAAAGGCGTTGGGGTAATGTAAACCCAAATACAATAACTCACATTAATGGAGTTGCTGTATGAAATTCAATATAATAACTTTCATTTGGTCAACAGCATTAGTGCTGTTGACTTTCCAAGTCTGTCTAGCGTGGATTGATTGGGATTTTACAAATACCATCATCTATAAATTTGTTCTTATAATGAATGGATTTATGTTTGGTATGGTAATCACAGATTGGAGTAATAATGACTGATAATTTACCAATGATTACTTCAAATGGTACTGACATATCACCTCTATTAAAAGAGATGATTGACCATTTAAAGTTAGAGAAAGAATTAGGCAACCTTGACAAGTTGGCTGATGTAAAAGTTCCAATGACCTCTAGTGCTGATTGGAAACTAATTTGCGGTGTGTTATGCAATTCAATAGTTGAATGGGCTTCACAAAACAGAAACAATGGGGGGTTAGAATTAATCAAGCATATGCAAGGTGATATTGGATACCTAGTCAAAAGATTGGGTCTAGTGGAGTAAGTAGTAGTCCACTTATAAACCACGACAAAGGGGGGATTTTTCCCCCCTTTTTTTATGCCAAAATGCAGGAAGTCAGGACTGATGTCCTGCGACCCCGGGCGATCCAGGAAATAACTGGAGAAATCATCGGAGTTTGAGTCGGAGTTTCAGGGAGTTTGACTGGCGGGCGCCCCGGTCGTTTAAAGCCTGGCCTGTGGATAACCTGTGGATAAGTGTGGAGTTTGGGGAGCTTGGGAGCTTAGAATGGCCTACTGATCAACCGAGGAAAGACTAAACCCCATTACCATCTCCTTTTGAGGCAAGAGCCGAATAACTCCGTTTATCTTGCCCCTTTTACCATGCCATGTGGCGAACCATGTGGTCTGATAGGTAATCTTATGCTCGAATTGTGGTGAAGACCACGCTTCTGGTCAGTTTCCTAACTGTTCCGCAAAATGAGAAACAGAGTGATTGATATCCCGGCTTAAAAAACATCAATCAGTAGTATCAAATACCTTTACTCTATTTCTAATAACATAATACCACGAATCCAAATTCAAAGCAACAGCCAATTCAACAATCTTGTGGATAACTTTTGACCATAACTCATCTCCACTCGGAACTTGATCCCGGGCCCTGCGGGACATCCCATCATGGTCCTCGATCCGACTTCCCAGTCTTCCAGGAGTTTGGGAGTTTGAGCTGCATCACTGCAGCAGGTGCTGGATGACCAGGATGATCAGCAGCAGCTTCAGGGGAATTAATAACATAAAAAACGGCACAATACCTCAACTTTCTGTAGCCTCTTCAATTGTATAACACAGCTCCTGTGAAGGCGTCAACCCGGGCTTCTAACTTTTTCGCGGAAAACCTGACCTTTTATACCAAAGGAAATCCCGGCGCGCCCGGTGCGTCCCAGCTCCTGTCCTGAAGTCATCCAAAAAATGGCGGACTTCCGGGAGTTTGGGAGTTTGCGGAACGCTAACCAGGATCCCGGTAACCTGAAGGGTAATCCCAGCTCCAAAATAAATGGCGGATTTCCGGGAGTTTGGGAGATTGACATCTCGGAGTTTGCGCAGCAGCGCCGGGCGCCCGGTGCGACTTATCCACAGGTTATCCCCACCTTATTAAGGTGGGGAGTTTGGGAGTTTGAGCCTAATGCTCTTGTGGTCTAAATATGTCTTTTATTTGTTGACCGAATCCTCTCTCGAGTTCCTCGGCTTGTGATTCTGCTCGCTTTGCGTTGCGTGTCATAACGGGAACAACCCCGTCATAATGATTCGCAATTCGTTTTAAGACATCAATCATTTCTTCTTGATTATCCGCAATCCTATTGAGTGATTGATTTATAGTATCGTCGACTACCATATATACTCCATTTCTAATTCTTAATGAATTGTCTTATTATACCATTTTCTTATCCACAATGCAACAACTCTTTTAAATTATTTTCCTGTCAGGACTGGGCGGATGCCCGGGCCCAGCTCCAGGAAGGACAGGCATCTCATCAAAATTAAATGGCGGAACTCCGGGAGTTTCGGAGCTTCGGAACGCCAGCTGCGCACCGGGCGCCGGGCAACAGGATCCACGGATCAAAAATAAATGGCTGTTTTGCGGGAGTTTGGGAGTTTGAGAAAGTAACCGGGCGCCGGGCGCCCAGGACCACTGGGACTTATCCACAGGTTATACACGTTAATGGGGAGTTTGGGAGTTTAAGAGCTTGACAAGGTCCAGGTCCGCGAGCCTTCCATGGTATAACCCGGGCACTTGGTCCAGGGTCATATGGCCTAGGTCCTTGGTTTTGCAGCCGTGAAACAATTTGACCTCGCCACTCTGAACCAGGCTGACCAGGATATAGGATGACGCTCCCATCATTGCGTGCTTCATATTCCAGGCGATTTGAAAGGGTGATAATGCTATTCGATTATTATGTTGAGCTATCTTCAACTCAATTGTAAAAAATCCTGTGTCCCTGTGATAAATCAAACAATCCGGGAATCCTGGAGTAACATAACTTTCAAGGCGTGAAACAATATAATTACCATCGTCTAATAACGTCTTTACACTCTTCCAAAAAGTTGTTTCCGGCTTTACGGTCATACTTTGTCTTGTCTTTTACTATCCTCTGTTTGTACTTCGGTGATGTCTTTAGGTCCTTCGCTATCGGATTCCTCTTCGACCGAAAGGACAGTTTTATTTCCTTCTTTTTTAAATTCACCTGTTAATCCTAACTCCTTTAGTTGTTTCAAAACGTCTTCACGGGACATAGAATCAATACTTCCTGTCCTGATTTCTTTGCGGTCAATGTACAATCCTGCGGCCTGCCCTCGCAACCGCTCAGCGTTAACAGCAGCACTATAAGACTTTTCTTGTAGTGATTTCTCACGCAACCTAGCCAACTCCTGTACATGCTTGTTTAATTTAACCTCGTGTGTCTTTTCAATCTCAGCTCTTCGCTTGATAATAGCTTCTACAACCTTTGGGTATCTTTTACCATTTAATAGTTGAGAGGAAGTCACATTAGCTGATCCCTCTGAATATCCAGCCTGTCTTGCACATTCAGTTGGTGTCAACCTACCCTCATTCTCAGTGAATATCTTGACAAATATCTGCTGCTTGTCAGTCAATCCATCAGCTCTGATTGGATACTTTTTTGCCATATTTGTGGCACCACTTGTGGCACCACTTATTCTCCTGTCTACCATCCGTAAACCCCTGGTA